CTGGGGGATTGCCCTGGACTTTGACCCGGCACGGAACAGTTATTCCTGCAAAGCCCCCCATGCCGGGCTTTCCCGCCCGGAGTGTGAAGAGTGGTGGCGGATATGGGAAGCCCATGGGGCCGTTTCTCTGGGCCGTGAACGGAATTATGACTGGATGCACCTTCAGTTCGCCCGCCTGTAAACGCTGGCAAAAAGAAAGGCGCCCCCGTTTGGAGGGCGCCTTTTTTGTTACTTGGTTAAGACGGCTTCCGGATTGCGTTCCAGGACTTCCAGGAGCTTGGCCGCCGCTCCTGATGGAGTGCGTTGCCCGCTTTCCCATTTTTTCAGGGTGGATGGGGATGTTCCCAGGAGAGCGGCAAATTCTTTCTGGCCCATGTCCAGGTTTTGCCGTAATTTAGCTACCTTGTTTTTCACAATCCAGTTCCGGCGGCTTCCGGGAGCAAAAACTAGTACCCGTACCCCCCGGACCGGTTCTTCACTCAAGGATTCCAGGGCCATTTCTTCACATTCGTCAAGATTGCGGTTTACTTCTTCCGCAGTAGTCCCGTGGGTGCAATGCCCGAACAGGAGTTCAGGGAGGCTTCCTAGATAAAGCTGGTCTTCTTCAGACCATTCAATAACGCGCGTATAATGAGTTTTATTTTTCATGCTTCTTGTTCTTTCTTTCCTGATTACAGAGTTTTTCAACGTCCTTTTCTTGGTAACGCTGGGCGTCTTGTCCCAGCTTGCCGGAAACGGTGTAAAGCAAACCGCCCTTTTTGTACTGGCGATGATCACCCCGGCAACGGTCAAGGGTAAATCCTGCCTTTTCAAGCATTTTGATTAACTCCCGTATCTTCTTTGGCATGAGTACAAATTAGCACATTGGGTACTTTTCAGCAAGAGAAAAAAGCCCCATTGTGTCTTTTTTTATTTTCCACGCAAAAAATCCCCGGCTGGGCGAACCAAGCCGGAAAAATGAATGTCTCCAATCATGTTTCCGTTTTCATCAATAATCCAGAGATGGGGCGAAAAGCAACGGGCCTTTTCAGTCATGATGTATTCAGCAATCCATTCAACGGCATCATTAAGGGAGGCGTGAGTTTTAGCCGGGTCCGCAGGTGGTGGTTGTGTAGGAGTATTCCTTCATTGTTTTGTTCTTTCAGTTTATTGTTATGATTCTTTGGGATTAGTTAATCAATAATCAACGCCCCATTCTGTTGCATGGACTCCACGAGCGAACACACCGTCAATCCACTCTTCGCCTTCGTCTTCGTTGTAGTAGTTTTGGTAAATGCTTACGGGGGATTCCGATATGGCAGTTTTTATGACTTTCATAACTCGTTCAATCTCCGCCTGATCCTCCGCATCGCACGGGTCATAGTAAGACACATTGAGGCGCTCTCCAGATGGTTTGGAGGGGCGTTCATCGCACCCTCCTTCTTCGTCGATCCAGTAATGGATGAAGGAGGACACTACAGGGCTGGAGGTTACCTGGGATTCCAGGGCGGAATAAATTTTTTGCAGTTCGGTTTCCATGATCTTGTTCTTTCAGATGTCGCCCTCCGGGGCGTGGATTGAAATTTTGCATGAAAAGGCCCCGGCTGTTACCGCAGCCGGGGCCGATTGTTAGAAAGGAATGACATGATTCCTAGTGAATTGGTACATCCCTACTATGCCCTTTCTTCCGGATTTGTCAAGCAGGCGTTTGTCATGCGTGATCAGCGGCGTTATCTGGTTAAGACGGCTTCCGGATTCCGTTCCAGAATCTCCAGAAGTTTAGCCGCCGCTCCTGATGGGGTACGTTCCCCGCTTTCCCATTTTTTCAGGGTGGATATGGAGGTTCCCAGGAGTGCGGCAAATTCTTTCTGGCCCATGTCCAGGTTCTGGCGCATTTTTGCAACCTTGTTTTTTGCAATCCAATTCCGCCGGGATCCCGGAACAACCACCCGGATCCCCCTGGCGGGAAGATCATCCCCCAGCGCGTCCAGTAAAGCTTCTTCCGCCTGATCCAGTTCGGCATTGACTTCTTCCACGGTTTGACCGCTTACGCAGGGATAAGGGGTAAGCTCCGGGAGTTTCCCCAGATATTTCCCGTCCTCGTCGGACCAGTAAATGATTCTCGTGTAGTGTGCTTTTGTTTTCATCATATGTTCTTTCTAATTTTTTGTCAGGGATGAGAGTAGAGGAAGGGTTATTCACCCTTCCTTTGTTTTTTGGCTTGCTCTGTCAGGCGTTTCACGGCTTTTTCCTGGTAGTGGTCGGCATCGTCCCCCAGTTGTCCGCTAAGGACCCATGACAGGGAACCCAGCTTGAACACCCGGTGGGAGCCTTTACCGGGGAATTCTTTGAAACCCGCTTTCAGAAGGTCTTGCCTTAACTCTCTTCTCTTACGTGGCATGCGCGGATATTACCACATTGTATTCTTTTCAGCAAGCAAAAAGTTCACATTGTATTCTTTTGTGTTGGTTGCCAATTCTGCAACCAAACATTTCTTTCAACATCCATATTATTTCTCAAAGAATCCAATGTACTATCAATCGAAAACTGTTCTATTACTCTGTCTTTATACAAGATACCGTTTTTATTTAACTCTTCAGCTATGTTATAGTATTTACAGAACAATCCATAAAAATAAATAATTTTATTTTCTGTACTATCCAAGCTATTAGAAAGTATTCGTAAGTAGAACATTTTTTGTTCATCATCTAAATAATTATTATCAAGTATATATTGAAAACACATATATAATGAATCACCCCAAAATCTCATATTAGCAATCATTCCTTTAATTAAATCCATTGATAAATCATCTAATGCTTTATCAGCGCTATGATTGTAAACATCATATAAAATTCCGTATACTAAATGAATTAGTTTATCTTTAAAACCATTATTATTAATTTTAATTTCATTAACACCCTCTTTGAATTTATAAATTTGATTAAAATAATTGTAAAAAAATGAATCAAACTGCTGAATTTTCATTAGTCTGTTTTGGGCTTCAAATTCATCCGCCTGTCTTTTTTGCTCAGCGCATTGCCTCTGCATTTCCTCCCTCTGTAACTTTAAGTCTTCTTTTTGGTTTTGGAGGTCTTGTCTCTGAAGACGAATCTGCTCAGCCTGCTGACGTAATGTGATAATAACCACAACAAAAGCTAAACCAGTAAACAGAGTATTCAACACCCCAAACTGGTCCCCGAATTCTCCTGCAACATTTGGTGGTGGTAACTTTGTAAAATAAGATAATATATCAGTTAATAAAAATACTGAGGCAAGAACAAATATAATACCTCCAATAAGTAAATATATGTTTTTCATTTTATTATTCTACAATATCATATATTACTTTAGCATTTGTTGACTAGCTTTCCGGAATGCCTTTTCCTCATTCTCATAAAGAAGGAATTTGAGGGCAGGTATTCTTTCTCCGTCCATTTCAACATGTCCGTTTGGAATCGCTTTTATTTTTAACAAGGTGTCTTTTGTGATGCCCTTTTTCGGAATTCCTAAAACAATATATTTGACGCTTGTATGTTCATGGACACAATTCCCATCATAATAAGAATAAGGATGTACCAGGATTCCATTCTTATAAGTTCCATATACGGCCAGCTGATAGTATTCGGAACGGTTTAATTCATTCAAGAAGCCACGCAATTTTTCCTTTGTCTGTTCTTTTTCCTCAGCCTGTTTTTTCTTTTTTTCCAATGCTTTCTCTTTCAGGGCTTCCATCTTAGCCGTTTCCCTGGAAATGATATCCGGGGTGATGCCGAGCGCTGTTTGATGTTCCGGAGCCAGTTTTGATACAGGAATGCTTTTCGTCCCTTCGTCATGACTGATTTTTGCCGTCAGGCCGCCTTTATAAGAAATGGTAGCGTTCTTGTAAGTGTCATTACCGATAGTCAATGTTGGAATAGTCACATTTCCCGCAACGGCGGGAAGAACCAGACAGGACGCTATCAGTATAGAAAACAGATCTTTTGTCATGCGTTCGTGATAGCATAATATGCCGTTTTCTGTCCAGAAATAACATTTTTCTGTGGTTTTTGGTTGCCAACAGGAAAGAAGACCGTTAATGAAAAATAGTTATGATTACGGTGACTTTGCCATTTGATGAAAATGATCCCATGTATGCGCGGAATTGCGGGAGCCGGAAAACGGATGTCTATTTATTTGAGATCGCCGGGTATGCGCTAGCCTGTGACATGGGCGGCATTACTCCTGATGCGGAACATATTCCTGATACCATGAAGGGATTGACGCGCGTCAGAAAAGAAGAAGGAGCATCAAACGTCTTATTTGCCCTGAAGGAAGGAAAAACCGCACGGGAAATTGGGGAGCTTGCTCTTGACATGATCAAGAAGCGGAATGTCATTGAGACGGAAACGGAATATTTATTCTATTATAACCATTTATGGGTCAACATGCTTCGGAATTTCTTCGTTTTCGCCGGTGAAGAAAGCGCGACACGGGAAAACATGTCTTATTTGGCTCAATTCTTACCGGACGAGAAATTTGCATGGCATCCTTTCAACGCAATGCGGCGCATGTTCACCGCGTATTTTGAGAATGAAGAGAACCGTTTGCGGCTTCTGCTTTTTCTTAGATCCCTGTGCCGTGGGACTGTGCTCGCGCTTTCTTCTTACCATGTGGAAAAACAGCTTCAGGGAAATTATGAAGAAGAAAATTTCCCGGCCTTCAGGCGTACATGGTGCCAATTTACGGGCAAGTCATCAACAGGGCCGCGAAAGAACCTTGAAAAGATTGTGGAGATGTTGGGCGGCGGGGTTGTCGGGAAAAGTGCCCGTCCTGATTTGCTGATCTGGTGTGAAGAAGGGTCTCCCGCTTACAAATATGATAAGATTGGCGGGAAGCTTGCTCATGCCTTTGAACCCGATTCAGGTACGCTTGTCATTCCAGAAGAAGTTTTCTGGAAGGAAGCAGAAAAGGAAACAGGAAAGACTAAAGAACAGATTCTGGAAGAGGTTAAGGGATAACTAAAAATTTGAAAAGGCCGGCTCCTTCCCTGGGTGCCGGCCTTTTTCTATTCCATTTTTAAACTATTTTCTATGTTTTTTTTGAAATAAAACAGGATTCAAAGAACTATCTATTATAGATTTTGAGCAATCTAAAGTAGAATATAATGTCATAAAAACAGTTGCTCGTAAAATTGCATCTGGGATTAGTCCTAGCAGAATCGCAATGCATGATTTTTCTTCTGGAAAACTAAAATAAGATAATATTGGGGTAAAAAACATGCTAGAGTATGCAAGAACAATCATAAAAAATTGTTCATATATACTTCGTTTTGCCGCTTTTTTAGAACCATCAAAGTGATAAGGTTTTTTATAATCAGCTTCTAAAGTAAGAAGCCTAGATATAACATAGGTTATAGAAGCAATATTTACAGCAAATAGACCAAATAAAACAGAAAGCGCATTTTCAGAAAAATATTCCTGTATAGTCTCTACAGAAAAATACTTTTCTAATACTACAGAAATTTCACCAATGGCAAAGCATATGAAAAATTGTAAGATAAAGGCTTTCATGATTTCGACAGTCTAAAAAGTTTTCTTAACTTTGACAAAATTGAAATCCTTTCTGTTTCGAGATTTTCCAGTTCTCCCATAATTTTCTCACGTACTGGAGCCGCAACTTCTTCCTGTTTTCCAACTGGAGAACTCTTTTTATTACTCCCTTTTAACCTAAATTTATAGTCTCCACCTCCCGCTTCTACATGAGAAACAAGATTTTTCAACTTATCATTTCCCTCATCTAAAACAAGTGCAGTACTATTTGCCGCTTTCATCGCAATATTCCCAGTAGATGAATTAGTTGTAGATAACAAAGTAGACATTTCTAATCCTATCATACTGGTAAGTTCAGGCATATTAGGAGCACTTACCTCAAATTCTACTTCCTTGATATCATCTTCATGCTCTTTTACAAATCTCCAGAATGTTGAAGGTTTCTGGATTGGATTTATTTTCACTATTAAATATTTATCTTTAAGCAATTTATTCAATTGCTTTTTCAAGGCATTTAAAGGAGTATTCAATAATGTACTAAAATCTCGCTGTTGCTCGATTGCTATAACTTGTATATCTTCATTTGTGTCTATTGCCATCCATATAGAAGGCTGATGCGGAACCAATTTTTTTTCGAAGTTTTGTTCAACTCTTTTTGTCCTCTGTGCTTGTAAACGAAAAAGGTATTGAGAAGAATCTGAACTTTTATATCCTTCAATAAATCTAATTTTATGCAACTTTGTTGTTTGTTGTAAAAAATTTAATGCCTCTCTAAAAAATAAAGTTTTATTTTTTCTTAAATCGTCAACTGTTTTGATTCCATTTAGCATATCAGGAATAAAAGAACGCATATCAGGAATCACTTGATATCTATAAATCAAAAAATTTCTATTCTTATTATCCATAATTATATTATTTTTCAATAAATTTAGTTATCTTTATGTTCACTTTGCACGAAAATCAACATTCCTATCTTTTTTTATTTTCCAATTTTAGCAAAGGCAAAGAGTTCATGTAATATCGTTTCAATTCTGGAAAGCCTTTCTTCTGCAATGAGAGCACGACGTTTCCAATCTTCTGGAGCAGGTTGAGGGGTATCTAGAGAGGAGTTTTCTGGGGGCGGTGGGGTGATTTGACCACCACTAAGTAACCATTGAACAGAGGTATTAAGAATAGACGCCATGTCTTGGATTACATCCATTTTTGGTTGCTGGGCACCGGAACAATAACGGGACATTGTTATTTCTGAAACTTTTATTCTTCTTGCTAACTCCTTTTGTTTCATGCCAGAACGCCGAATTGCCGAACGAAGCCTATTAGAAAAAGTTTCATTACTTTCATTTATTTCTTGCATTTCTTACAAAGATTGTTAAGATTTCTACCATGTCCGTTACACGGAAAAAACCGTTTAGCGTTCATAACTTAGCAATTTATCAGAAAATGAACAAGGAATGCAAGGTTAAAACCGTTACGGCGCAAGACTTAGCGCTTAAAGGGTATTCTATCAACGAGGCTGCGCGGTGTGTTGGTGTTAGCACAACTCACTTAAGTAAAGTATTAAAAGGAGAACGGCGAGGAAGTACCGCTCTTTTAGAACGCCTTTCTAATTTGTCCTCAGAAAGAAAACCGCGGCCATGTTTAGTGAAATATTAATTAATCAAACACAGGAGAACACCCCGTGTTCTACTGTTGCCTCTATGTCAACCACCAAAAAGAACGCCTCGTGTTCTCCTGTTGCACTTGGCAGCAAGAAAAAACTCTCAAACGTCCTACATGTGAGAATTTGGAATCAAGATTCCTTGGATCTTCGAGTTCTTGCGGATGCTTTAGGAGTTCCCATAGCAACTGTGCTAAGGCAGGCCGTTCATTACGGTCTGCCAACTTTGAAACAATCTCTGCGGATATCCGCAGAGGCGACAGCCGGCCCCATGCCGGCTACTCCCTCTGTTTCCCCTGCCCCGGCGGCTTCCTCGATGCCGTCAGCCCCTTGCCCGGTGATTGTTGCCGGGGAAGATCCTGACCTGAATTTGAGATAAACAACCGATTAGAATCATGAAAATAAATACAGCATTCAATCCGGGCGCCCCTGGGGATGCACGGAACATCAATATCATCCATGAAAGGCTCTCTAACATTCCCCCGGACGACATCATAAAAAACGTTATCAACAATGCGCGGGAACTGGTGGAAGGTCTGCCACGTGTGCAACTGGAAGCGTTGGCCGGTTCGCTGGTTACGGAAATTCTTCTGGCTCAGGGCCTGGGATGCTCTGAAATCCCCCTGAAGAATCTGGAACAAATGATGGGGATGGCCGGAGTTTATGCGAAATGTGAATTCAAGCCCAGCAACGAAAATGGAACAAGTGAATCCTGAAAGCGTGGTGGCCGTGGGGAACGTGCAAACGGCAGGGGATCAGATCAAATATCTGCCCCGCTTTTGCCGCCTGTACGATCTGCCCAAAACGCCGGGCCTGTTCCTGCCGGACAGCGCCCCCAGCAAAGAAACGCTGCGGACCTGGCGCAACAACGGAACGCTGGTCATGGTGAAAATAGGGGCGTCTCTGTTTGTGGATCTCCACATGACCCTGAAAAAGAATAAAATAAAACTCGGAGTGCTGAACAATTAGCGTTTTTTATGAGCAACAAATATGCCGCATGGTATTTGCGCGTGCAGGTGAAGGATCTGGAACAGCTTCCTTTTCATCCGCCGGCGGAAAATGAGGCTGGGGAAGGATTGCCCGCTGATTTTCCGCGTGAGGAATTCACGGAGGATCAGCTTGTGCTGCTGGATGAATACTACCACGCCAAGCGGGAAAACGTGGTGAAACAGTTTTTCCGGCTGCTGCGCGTCCATCCCGGCAGCATGGATTTGACCCTGTGGCATCTGGCGCTTAATGCCGGCATCCTGGTCAAACTGCTTGGGATAGGGGATCCCCGCTCCTTTACCTGGCGGGAACTATGTGACCGGTTGGGCGTGGGGGAAGATGTGCTTTACCGGCACAAGAAAGAAATTTTGCGCCTGATTGATGAAATAAAAAAATAACCTTCAATATATTATGAAAACATGTATCAAAGAACGCCCCATTGCCTTTTCCGCGGATATGGTGCGGGCGCTACTGCAAGGCTGGAAAACACAGACCAGCCGCACGCGGGGCTTAGAACGTTTCAATGGCTGGCCGGACTGGAAAATCCCCCTGGGGGAAGATGTCTGGGAACTATGTCATTTTACAAAAGAAGAGCCGGGCATCTGGCGCGCCGTTTTCCAGGATCCGCGCGAGGAATGCCCGCCTGGGCTGGATCCTGTGGTGAAATGCCCCTATGGGAAGCCGGGGGAACGGCTATGGGTGCGGGAACCCTGGAAAGTAGGGTTGTTCCTGCCATGGGTAGGCTTTGAAGTGGAATACCTGGCTGACGGGGCCCGGAAGGTATGCGCGCCGGGCGGCGGTCGTTGTGCCGCCTGGCTGGATCGTCTGAAAAAACAATGCCTGGAAGACTGCCGGAAAGCGGGGGTGAGGCCTTGGCTGGACAGATCTGTCTTGCGGCGGCGTCAGGCCATGTTTCTTCCCCGTTGCGCCTCACGGATTCTGCTGGAAATAACTGATATTGAGGTCAGGAAACTACAATCCATTACTGAAGAAGAAGCCATGGCGGAAGGAATTGAAAGCATTTTTTACGATGAAGAAACGTCCTCCACCGGCTGGAAAAACTATCTGGACCCGGAAAGCATGTGCATCCGCGCCAGAGATTCCTTTTTCACGCTGTGGGATCGTCTGCACGGCGCCGGGGAAGCGGAAACGGATCCCTGGGTATGGATGATCAAATTCAAGGTATTGAAAGTTAAAGGGACAATAAAATGAAAAAACGATATACGCTTATTGGAGTAATTCATGATCCGGGCGATGAAGATTATTGCCTGCGGCTCAATGAAAACGGATACGTGCTCAATATCCTGATCACAGACCGGGAATATATCATCCCGCTAAACATCAATTTGAAAACGCATGATATTCGTACCGCCCGGAAGAAAAGGAACAATATATATAAATCGTTGTACGGGAAAGAATTTACCCTGTAAAAAGCATAAAAGCCGTACTGCGATATTTAGGAGGGAAAAACCGATACGCGCATGAAATCACACAAGGAACTTGCCGAGGAAATTTTAGGCTATCCAATCGGGGAAGACGGGTGCGCCCCCTGCCCCGGCGCCGCGCTGCATACCACGCAAAGCGGGCCGCGGGATTGGCGTATCTGGTTTGACGGCGAAGGAAAGCCGCATGAATATTGCTTCCATCAATCCTGCCAGAGCGCCCGCGACGACTTCATGAGGGTGCTTTACCGGGCTATCAGCGCGGAGGAACGCGGGGCCCGCAGCACCCGCAAGGCAACCCCCAAATACCAGCGTCCCCTGCCCCCGGCGCCCAAGGCGCGGAAGGTAAAAGCGGAAGAATTGAATGAAGATCTGGCCCTTGCGCTGGCGGGCCGGGTGGAGGAAGAAATCACGTTTGACTGGCTGAGGGATCATAGCCCGGTGGAAATCCCCGGCAACCCCCGCGCCTGGGGGGAACTGCTGCTGAATGAACTATATCCCGCCGGCGCGCGGATCCTGGTATTCACGGCCTTTGCCTCCCAAGGGCAATATATGTATATCGTGAAGGATGGCGTTTACAAGCTGGGGCGGAAACCCGGCGTGGAGCCCGTGAAAGCCCCGCGTCTGCCTGCCGGCGGGGATGCCGGCGTCTGGTACTTAACGGCGCCCGTGACGGGCAAATGGGAACCCAACCCCGGCAAGCGGGATGCCATGGGAAATTTGATGCCGGGGCGGCGGCATGCGGCATGCTGCACGTCCTTCCCCTTCCTGGTCCTGGAAAGCGACGTACTGACCGCGGACGTATGGCTGAAAATTCTGGTGCAGCTTGCGGATCCGATTGTGGCCGTTTACACCAGCGGCGGGAAATCCGTCCATGCCCTGGTGAAAATTTCTGCCGCCACGCCGGAGGAATTCAACGCCATTAAGTCGGAATACGTCTTGCGGCTGTCCGCCGTGGGAGCGGACGCCGCGGCCATGACGCCTGTACGGCTGTCCCGCCTGCCCGGCTGCATGAGGCACGGAGCCACCGGGGAAAACGGGACCTATTTCAAATACGACCAACCGCGCCTGCAGGAATTGCTTTACTTGAACCCCGGCGCGGTCCACGGCGTTCCCATCCTGACCATGCCCGCGCGGCAACCAAGAAAGGCGGCAAGATCATGAGTGATTTGACCACCGCGCAAATATTAGGCGCGGCGCCCGTCATGGTGGACGGACGCCCCAATATCCGCACCAACCAGCAAGTGAGCCTGATCGCCCAGGCGGTAGCGGACAACCTGCCAAGCGGCGCCCTGTACCGGTATCATGACGAGTATGTGACCATCAGCACCATCAAGAGCACCAACCAGGACGGGGAAACGACGACGGAACTTGAAAAAAGGCCCATGGATCCCCGGCGTTTCACAACGTGGATCGAACAATACATGACCTTTTCCGCCAGTGCGGAAGATCCGGTGGAAAGCATGGGGAAAAATATGGCGGAATTGATTCTGGCGAGTGATTATCTGCGGGCCGCCGTGCCGGAAATTGCGGAAATCATGCCCGTGCGTCTGCCCGCCTGGGGCGTAGGGCCCAAGGGAGAACGCTTCCTGCGGATCCTGCCCGCCGGCTATGATCCGGCCACGCGCATTTACAGCGCGGAAACCGTGGCATGGGACGCCAACAAGGTTTGGCCGGTGGATGCTGTTCTCCGGGCGATGAACAGAGCCCTGGCGTCCTTCCCATGGGCGGAAAAATCCGCCGGGCCTATCACGCATATCCGTTCCGCATCCTGCTTCATGGCGTATATGCTGGGGCAGTTCTGCCGCCACCTGATCGGGCGACAACCCATGATTCTTATTATAGGCAACCAGCCGGGGACGGGTAAAACGCTGCTTGCCAAATTTGCGCTAGGGCCCATTTATGGAGTGCCGAACGCCACGCCGTTTCCCAAGGATGACGCCGCCCTGCAAAAGCTGTTGTTTACCAAGCTTATTTCCGGGGCGCCGTATGTCCTCATTGATGACCTGATCAATTTAAGCAGTACGACTTTGAACCAGTATGCCACCAGCGAGGCCATTTCTGATCGCGTCCTGGGAGGCAATAAGGAGTTTTGCGGGGTCAACCGCATGCAGATTGTCAGCACGGGGAACAATTTGACGGTAACGCCGGACATTGAGCGCCGTAGCCTGATTATTGACCTGTTTGACGTGTGCAAGTCCGTCGAAAAAAACATTGCCAATCCATTAACGGAAAAAGTATTCAGCCGCCCGCAATGGCGCCGGGAAATGCTTATGGCCTTGTGGTCCCTGGTCTGGCATTGGAATGAACAGGGCTGTCCGTCCGTGTGTTCCGCGTCCGCCATGCCGTCCTTTGAAGGATTTTCGGAGGTAGTGGGATCCATCGTCATGACGGCGGGCTTTATCTCCCCCTTTACCAAACGCCCGGCCACCACGGACGGCGGGGACGTCCGGGGGAATGCCCTGGAACGGCTGCTGGTGGCCCTTGCGGACAAGATACAGCCGGAAACGCCGGAAGCGCCCCATACGCAGCTGACGCACCTGTACACGGTGGAAGCTGTGATGGGCGTGGCCGGGGATCTGGGGCTGGTGGACATTATTTGCAGCGGCAAAAACCAGAATCAGAGCATGGGGCATCAACTGCGGAAGCTCAAGGGGCGGCAATTTGTGGACAGTTCCGGGCGCGTCTTTACCTTTGGCCGCCGGGAAGACGCCGTGTCTTCACAATATAATGTAGTCATTCTTTCCGAACCGCGCATGTAAGACGGCCTTTCAAGGGAGATCCCCCTTCCGGGATCTCCCTTTTTTGTCCCGTCAAGCCGTGTGGCCGGCTGTTTCGCCGCCGGTGGCCAGATATTCCGGCGTCAGGGACCAGTAACGCGCGGCAGAATCTTTGGTCAGTCCGCGCATATTCAGGTAACGGGTTTTCAACAAGTCGGTTCCGACATGGCCCATATCATGGCTTAACTGGTTCAGATCATGCCCGGCTTTCATAGAGTAGGAGGCGAAGGAATGCCGCAGGCAATCATGCGGCCAGGGATTTTCCGGAGAATAGCCGGCGCGGGTGCGGAGGGCAAACAGGCGCGTTTTCAGATCCCGCGGATTGATGACGGGATCATCCGGGCCCGCGTTGTGTGGCCGGCACGCCAGGATCCACGCCTTCAGCACGGGCTGAATGGTCACATGGCGGGCGCCGCCGGTCTTGGAATGTTTGGCCCGGACGGAAACAACGCCGTCCTCCAGGGAGATATCCGCCCATGTCAGCCGGGTAAGTTCCCAGGGACGGATGCCGGCAAAAGCCCCCAGGGCGACATACAGACGTAAATCCGTCGTGTCCTGGGCCGCCACGCGGCGCCGATAAACCGGCGCCGTCCTGTCTATCTCCTGGGGCGGCGAGCATGCCCGGAACAAGGCGGTCAACTGATCCGGGGTCAGTGCCACTATTTCCGCTTCTTGCACGGGAAGCTTGTCTATGGGATCCACGGGATTTTTAATGATCCAGCCGCGCTTGATGGCAAAGTTAAACAGGGTGGCAAGCTCGCGCTTCAGGTTGTTCCAGCTGGTAGGGTGGCCGGCGTGGCATGTGTCCAGGGCATCCCGGATCATGGCCGGCGTAATGGCCGCGCATGGTCTGGCCACCAGATCCGGGCAAAGACGTTCCAGGCGCCCCAGGCGCGTTTTCCGGGACAGGACCGTCACGCGGCTGTTGTGCGCTTTAGCCGTGCTGGCCGTGCTGGCAAGTTCCCGGAGGGAGGGGGACATATCCGCGTCCGGCGGCGCCACCCCGCGCCCCAGTTCTACTAATGTTCCCAGCTTTGCCACCGAGCCCGCCCGCTTCACAAGCGCCGCGTAATGGGTGGCGGCCTCTAAAGGCGTCACCCCTATTTCTGACAGTATTTCATCAACCGCGTTCCACTTATAAGCATCAAGATCGATCGTTTTTCCGTTTACCGTTCCAAAACGTTTCAAATTGCGTATCTGTTCCGCAATATATCCTTCAGCCTCGCCTTTTGTGGCGAAATATTTTGAGGTCTGTTTCCCCGTGTGGGATATGCGTTCCGGGATGACAACCCGCCACGGTTTTCCAGGGCGGGAAGTGCAGGGGCGCGGCTTCCAATCGTCAACCAAGCTGTGCATAATTGTGCATGCTTTTTTGACTACATTATACCCTTTTTCACTGTTTTCCAGCATGGAATGTAAACTATGCTCTAAAAGTAACAAGCCCCTTAAACCGTTGGATTTAAGGGGCTTTGAAGATGGTAGCAGGGAGGTGATTTGAACACCCGACCAAAGGCTTATGAGGTCTTTTTCCTTCTACTCATTATCAATTAGTTATGAGTTTTGCATTTTGTTAGTGCATTATAGTGCATATTTTATAAATATGCTTTGTTTGTGGCAATGTTGGCAATGTGTATGCTACTACGCTATACGCGCGCACAAGCGCGCACGAGAAGCCTTATTTAGTCCTCTTACATTCCCATGATGGCCTGATCCAGCCCCGGAGGGGGGGTAAGGAATCTCTTTGCCTGGGGCCGTTCCGATCGGTGCTTGGGTGACTGGCGGGGGTATTTTTTTGAAAGTGGAACGGAGTTTTTACGGAACGCAACGCCGTTATTATTAGCATGTTGGAATATAAAAATCCAGCGGAAAACGGAACAGCCAGAAAGAGAAAGCGGGGAATAAGGAAAAGGAAAAATAGCATGCCAAGACGACCAACGGAAGACAGTTTGAAAGTGCGGGCTCTGGCGAAAGCTCACGGCAAAACGGAGCGCTGGGCCCGGAAACAGCGGGAAAAGAACACGCCCATGTGGCAAGAATTCTGTGAAGGGAAACAGGTGGCCAGCCCGGCAAAACGGGAAGACGCCCAGGAAAGAACGGATCTGGAAAAAGCAGAACTGATTTGCACGGAAGCCTGGGCCGCATGGCAAGGAATGAACGGATTGCTGAACGCGGCCCTGAAAGATCCCGGCAAGCAGGATATTATTCCGTCCCTGGCCCGCGCCACCAGGGAATCCCGGAAACAATGGGAAGACGCCACCAAGCACCGGGAAGCGCTATTGCGTGCGGCGGGATTGTGGATCCCGGTGGAACGGGTCATGGCAATCCGCACACACTTGAAACCGCTTGGATCCGTCATTGAAAAGCTGGAAGTGAACATTGCGGGCCGCCTGTCTCCGGAAAACCGGCATGAGTTTTACCAAGCCTTTGAAACCGCCATGCCGGAATGGAACACGGGAATCCGAAAAATGGATGAATATATCACTAGCCTGTTGCCATGTTAGAAGATCTCCTATTTCAGCCGCGGGGGAGTGTGGTGGAATGGGTGGAACGGGAATTGAGGCTACCGCGGGAAACCTCCCCAAACGCGCCGGGCCCCGTGTCCCTGGACCGTCAGCCTTACATGAGGGAACCGCTGGAATGTCTGCGTAATACCCGGATTGAACACTTGTATCTGGTTTGGGCAGCCCAAACCGGAAAAACAACGCTGGACCTCCTGGCCCTGGCCTATCTATTGGAACACGATCCCATGCCCTTGCTATGGGCCCTCCCATCCGATAATCTGGCCGCGCCCTTTTCCCGCAACCGCCTTCAGCCGTTTCTGAAAGCGAATCCCTGCCTTGCCCGGCATATCCTCCGGAATCCCGCATCTTTTGCCCCGCTGGAAATGACGCTGGACAATATGCCGATCTACATGACCGGCGTGACCAGCCCTGCCCGTCTGTCATCCCGGCCCATTGCCTATGTGATCCAGGACGAGGAAGCGAAATTTGAACATATCAACAAAAAGGAAGCGCATCCGTCCGCCCTGATCGAAGAACGTACAAAAGCCTTTCCCCGGCGGCTGATCATCCATAGCAGTACACCGAATGTTGAAGATGAACCCTACTGGCAGGGCTACAGCCTGACGGATTGCCGGGAATACTTCATGCCCTGCCCCCATTGCGGAATGTGGATCCGGTTTGAATTCAGCCGGGCAACGCTGGTTTGGGACGGGGACAGCCTGGAAGAAATTGAAGCCAGCGCCCGCTATGTCTGCCCGGATTGTTCACGGCCCATTTACGACGCCCAAAAAATAGACATGATGCAGGCGGGCGAATGGAGGGCCACCAATGAAGCCGCGCATCCGTCCCGGCGCGGGTATCATTTGAATTCGCTTTATTCCCCTTTCGTGTCCTTTGGTCAGTTTGCCCGTAAATTTGTAGAAAGTTCCCGCGCCCTTCTGGCGCAAATGGAATTACAGAACTTCCGGAATTCCTGGGAAGCCCTGCCTTACTCAAAATATCAGGTTAAAGTGAAAGATCAGGCTGTGGAAGCCCTGAAAACTTCCGCGTACCGTCGGGGAGAAATGCCCCCCGTGGAACCGCTGTACCTGGTGGCCGGCTATGATCCGGGGGAACTGCAAACGCATTGGGTTGTTTGCGCCGTGTCAGCCGGCGGGGAATTATGGGTTATCGATTGGGGAACCATCCTAAGTTTCCGGACGGAGGGAGGCCGGAAAGGCGTTGCCGCCCATTTCCCCGGATTGCTGTATCAGGCAGGGGATCATATCTTTCAGCCGGCGCTGGGATTAGTAGATTCCGGCTGGAGCGCGGAAGCGACCTATACGGAATGCGCCCTGATGCCCGGCCAGCTTTATCCAACAAAAGGATCCGCCGCGGGGTTTGGCGTCTGGAATCGCACGGATTTGAAAACGCATCCGGGCCTTGAACTGTACACCTATCAGGACCGGGCCGCAAAAATCGAACTATACGCCGAACGCATTGCACACGGACGCGGCCCTGGGCTGCACCTTCCGGGGAACGCGGATCCGGATCTGATCAGGGGATTGAGCGGGCAAGTACTAGAAGAGAAACCCGGCAGCCCCAGCCAATGGAAGAAAATTGCCGGAGACCACTATGGCGACTGCGTGAAGCTCTGCATGTTTTCCTGGTGGGTCCTGAAATCATCCGTCCCGGATCCCGAACCGGAAGAAGAGAGAGAAAGAGACGGCGGGGAATAAGGTATGAGCGGATTTTCTCAAGAAAGTTTAGATGCCCTGGCGGAGACTTACAGCCTCCAGGAACTCAAGGCCAAAAGAAAGGAAGTAGCGGACAAGCTACTTGAACTTGACATGATCACATCCGCCAGCGGGGGCGGCGGCAGCAGTTACAGCCGGCAACAACGCATGGACGCGGAAAGCCTACTGGCCGCCCTGAACATGGCGATCAAGGCGAAGATGGGGCAATCTCCGAATCCGGGACAAAGCGTTACTATTGTAGGATTTAGGAATACAGATTATTGACATGAAACGACGCAAGAGAAAATACAAGTTACGCATGAACCGGGCAGATCTGGGCTCCATGCCGGAGGCCCTGAACCAGCCCCGCGCCCTGTCCCCTCAAATGTTCGGAGGCATCCAGGGCGCCCTGCCCTGGGCTAACGGCATGTTGTACTGGCCTACGCTGGATGACGCCTCCGAAATGGATGATTATGACCGTGCCGCCGTCATGAGGGCCGCCCGGTATCTGTACAAGAATTCCGGCGTCATCCGGAAGGCCGTCCGTGACATTTGGCTATTGCAGGGCTGCCTGATGCCTATTCCTACGACGCAAGACCGGGACTGGAACCGGAAAGCCCGCGCGGCCTTTCTGGCGCGGGTGGCCAGCCCCGCCGCTTTTGACGTTACGGGAAAATTATCCTGGAAAACCATGCAGGCATGGGCCGAAAGGAAAACCAGCATTGACGGCGATTGCCTGTGCGTTCTGGCCCGCGGCCTGGACGGCGGGGGAATGGTGGCCTGGTACAGCGCGCCGAAGATAATCACGCCGCCGGGCCTGGGTAAAGAAGACGGCTGGAACCAGGGGGTGAAAACAAACGCACAGGGGCGCCCGGTTGCTTATGGACTGGAAACGGCGCCGGGCCGCTGCATCGTCATCCCCGCCGGCTGTGCCATCCTGTATCAGCGGGATCCGGATCCGGCAGTCCCACGCGGGGAATCAGATCTAATCCACGCCATCCGGCACGGGGTGGATATTGCGGAAATACACGGCTTTACGAAAGCCAGCGTGAAACTGTCCGCCGCCGTGGGATTTGTCGAAACGAAAACGGAGGCAGACAAGGCCCCCGGAATGGCCGCCGCCATTGGGGGCAAAAAGAAACCGGGCTGTGACGAAAAGCCGGAAAATCCGGCGCAATCCTTTGAAGTCGTCACCGGCGGGGGGGCCCGTGTAGTCAGCCTTGCCCCAGGGCGTGATCTGAAAGCCATTTATGACCAGCGGCCATCTCCCAATGTGGCCGCCTTCATCCGTGACTTGCTCGCGGAAATCGCCTACGGCGTGGGACTGGACGCGGAAGTCCTCTATGACATCAACACGTTAGGAAGCGCGGCGGCCCGGCTGATCCTGTCAAAATTGCGGCGCTGGATCGACGAACGGAAAGACGCGCGGGAAGTGTACATGAACCGGATTTACCGGCATGTCCTGGCCCTGGAAATGGAGGCGGGGCGCCTCCCCCGCTGTAAAGATCCCGCCTGGGAAAACGTGGCCTGGGTGGGTCAGCGTGATTTGACGATTGATTTAGGCCGTGAAGGGGGCCTGGCAATCAATCTGATCCGGGAAGGACTAGCTGACGCAGACCGCTGGACGCTCGCCACGGAGGGCATGACTGCGGAAAGCATTTTGGACCGCCGGGCGGATTTGTTGCGCCGGGCTCATGAAATTGCCGAATCCTCCGGCATCCCCATCACGGAACTTTTGCCTGGCGCCATCGGCTCCACACATGCGGCCCATGACGTGCACCCGGGGCCGCCTCCGGAAGACGATGAACCGGAAAATGCCGGCAACGGGGAAAAGAGCAAAAGAGACGGCGGGGAAAATATATAGGGAAACCTGTATTATATCATGAATAGAAAAAAAACATACCAGTTGCCCATGCTGACCATGCAAGCCGGAACCTCCGGCGCCGTGGCGGTCGTGGACGTTACCGGGGTTATTGGGTGGGATGACGCCCAATGCCTTGAATTTGCCGATAAGCTGAAAGCCGCCGCCAATCAGGGCGCGTCCAGCATCACCTTGCGCGTGAACTCGCCCGGCGGGGACGTTTTTTCCGCGTTGAGCATGTATGATGCCATCCGTTCATGCAAGATCCCTGTCCGGGCGGAAGTTCATGGCCTGGCCGCCAGCGCGGCAAGCCTGCTGTGCATGGCCGCCGATACGGTAGCCATGAGCGAAAGCGCTAAATTCATGGTGCATCAGCCTTATGCGGGCGTTTGGGGGAACCCGGATGAAATCATGAATTATGCGGCCATGCTGATCAAAGAACGGGAACGCATGTTTGCCATCTATGGCGGAAAATGCGGAAAGTCCTGGGAACAGGTCAGCAATGACCATAAGGCAAGCGTCTATTACAGCGCCGCGGAAGCCATTGCTTACGGCTTTGTGGATGAAGTCATCCATGACGACGAAAGCGCCGGAAACGGTGAGGACGACGACGAAGAAAACGCCGGAGACGAAGACGACGAATCCACAGCCACCGCGGAAACCGGCAACAATGACGAAGAAGACGACGAAAGCCCTACAGGGGAAGAAGGGGACGACGAAGACGAAGAAACCGCCCCGGCGTCAGGCATGACCGGAAGCCGCCTGAACCTGAAAAACGCCGCGGGGGGCATCTGCATGCGTATTTTTGGCCTTACGGGATCCGGGAAGAAAAAGGATCCCTTGAAAGCGCTGAAAATGCAGAACAGCCGCCTGGCTGCCATGAACAAGGGACTGAAGGCCCAAGTGGCGAAGCTGAAAGCCGCCCAGGATCAACAGGCGGCAATCACGGAACAACTGGTGGAAAAACAGGTAACGGCCAGATTGGCGGCCCTGAATATTCCCGCTTCCGATCTTCCGTCAGCCACGGAAACCGAAATGACCGCCCCGGCGCAAACGGTAGCCCTGCCCGCCAGCCGGGAAGAATTCATGTCTCTGACCGTGGATGACCGCCTTGCCGTCACGTCCGCCTATCCGGAGGCCGTGAAAAAATGGCTTTGAACGCGATTGAGATTCCTACGTCCCGGCCCGTCAGACCGGAGAATCAACCAAGAAAGAAATCATACGATGCCAACTCTTTACGGGACAACGCCGGAATTCGGGATCAAAAACAGCGAATCCGGGATCCTTGTCGAAAGCATGAATTTTGACGGGTCCATGGAGAAATACGAACAGAAGGATCATATGGGAAAAGTCATTGGTGTTTACATCATTGACGAAAAATTAAGCTTCAGCATGTCCGGAGCCCTCCCCCTGGGAGGGGATTATACGCTGACCATGGGAAGCACCCTCCTTTTGAATAATACCATTCCGCCCATTTGGAACAACACGCCCAAAGCCACAACGGTATTCATTGAGACTGTCAAGCGCAGCATGACCAACACGGGCCCCGTGAAACTGGACGTGAGTGGAACCGTTTATGCGTTCGGAAGCGCTTCTTCCGAAGAATAACAACATATTAACATTCAACTATTAGAAAACAAAAAACATATGACTATCGCCAATAAAGGAAACAAGCCGTTTAATATGAAGGATCTGTTCCCGGTCACCAATTTGACCGACCAGAAGCCCAGCATGCACATGACGGAAAACACGAACAGCATTGCCGGCCTGGGCTGGAAAACTGTTGCAAGCAAAAGCCTTGCCGCGGTAAGCGAGGTTTTTGCCCCGCTGGACCGTTATACAACGGACTACACGGACGAAATTGTGACTTTTGGGCCAGGACGGGCCGTCACGCTAACCATTGAAATTGCCAGGGAAGTAGGGGAAGCCCTCAAGAACCCGGAAGATTGGAACGTTTCAGCCGTCAAAACGGATGCCGTCAGCATTGAGTGCAACCGCTACAGCCGCCCGTTCCTGGTCACGTCCTATGACATGGCCGCCGGAAGCCGCCTGGAAGGGAAGCTGAACAAGGCTATTGAAACCGTAGCCAAGGCCGTCCTGAAGGACTTGCACACGCAGATCAAGACCGCCGCGCCGGAAGTAATTTCCGGCGTGACGCTGGAAAGCTTCACGCCGGAATACGTGGCAACCGTGCTTTCCGGACTGATCATCCCGGAAGTGTCCGCCCTGACGGTGAATCCCACCTACCACGCCAAGCTGACGCCTTATAACGCGGACAGCCTGAAATTGGAAACCGGCGTGTACGGGATTGGCGGCATTTACAAGGCTACCGGCCTGGAAGCCCTGTCTGACGATAAAAAAACCATTGGATATATGGGATATGAAAATGCCATCGGCATCATCAGCCGCCAGCCCTTGATTCCCACCGAAAACGGCGCCATTTTCGTTTCCGAACTGGGCAGCGTCGGAGGCATCAAGCTTTACCTGAAACAATGGGTTGTACCTGGGATGGAAGGGGTTATGCACTCCGTAGAAGCCGCCGTGGGAACCGTTGTGGCCCTGCCGGAAAATCTGCGGTTGTTGAGTACCGCCGCCGCGGCATAACCTGTCCGGTATTTGTTGAACTATGGGCCGCCGTCGGAACCGTGCAAACGTCCGGGCGGCGGCCCTTTTTCCGAAATTATCATCAATGAGTGTACGTGAGTTATTAACCGCCGGAGGGAATGACATGATCCGGGAATTGGGGGAACGTGTGCGGCTGTTGCGCAAAGGGGCCGTGTATGCGGATTGTTACGCCGTTGTTTCCCCCGCCGCCGTGGGGTACACCGTGGAAATTGGAGGCGCGGAAAAACAGGTTACGGCACATTGCATGTTGAGAGCCCATGACCTTCCCAAGCTTCCGCGGGCCGGGGACTGCCTCACCGTTTCCGCCCCGCTGGGGGATCAGCCGGTCATATATTATATTACCACGGTAACGAGCGGCAACACGGATCCTATGATCCACATGGATCTTGCATCATGAAAGTCCGTTCGGAATTCAACATGGCCGGCTTCACCCGGCTTTGCCGGGAACTGGAAGCCGGCGCCCAAGAAGCGGCCCATGAAGCCGCCCTGGACTATGGCCGGATTTTCACCAAAGCGGCTATTGACTGGACGCCGCCTTCAGGCGGGGGAAGAAACGGCGCCCGCGTCCAGGGAGCGGAAGCGAAAAACCGCCAGGAAACGCGGATCCGCTGGGATATTATGGGCTCTGAATTTGCCAAGCCCCGCTATTACCGTTCCCGCGGCCAACTGATGACTTATGACGACGGAGCGCACCATCTTTCCCCGTTCATGCTCGCGCGCCCTAAAGATCCCGTGCTGATTGTGGATCCGCGCACACACTTGAAACGATTTGGGATGAAACGCGGGCGGAAGGGAATGAAGCTGGACTGGCACGGCCCGCGGGCCTGGACGACAAAACAGGCCCTGAACGCGGAATATAAGCGGCGCCTGGCCCGCGTGGGGCGCATGGCCGCCGGATGGATGGCCGGAGCGGTATTGAGCGGACGGAAAACCGGCATCCCCGCCTGGGTGAAACGCCACGGAACCGGCGGCGGGCGGGCCCGGCTGGTGAACCGCCGTGGAAAGTGGGAAATAATCATTACCAATTCCACGGCCTACCACCCAAATATGAACTTTATTATCAATCAATTACTTGATGAAGTAGTGAAAGCCAAAATACGGAAGCGGGATGAAAAAGTGAAATCATGGCTGCTGAAAAAGGCGCAGCGCACCATGAGGGGATAACCGGAAACATATCATGAAATCATGATACCTATTTTCAAAGCAGGCGATCCTTTAAGCGCAGGAAAATTCAATGCTCTTGGTGACAGCATCCGCCACCTGTCAGAAAACGTCAGCACCGCAGGGGAAATGATGGTTCCGCAGCATTTTGACGCCCTGCCCCTGCCGGAAATGGATTTTGCGGTCCTGTACCGGAAGGACGACGCGGGGGCCTGGGGCTGGTGTTGCCACCAGGGGCGCGTAATTGTTAAAGGAAAAGAATATGTTGTAGGGGAAAAAGAATGGACCCTGATTGCGGGCGATACCTATACCGGGGAAATCAAGCTTGTTGTCACGCTGGATGATGCCGGGGAATTTTCTTCCGGCGTGGTCCAGGAAGGAACCGCCACGGAAGGAAGTGGAACCTCCCTGGAATTTTCGTTGGCTACCATTGGGGAAGAACTTATTTGGAGACATGCCGGGGGACCTGTTTATATTATCCGCCCGGACGAAATTGTCATTAAAGCCGGGAAAGGAATTCAGGCGGAGGAAGACGAAGAAGACGGAGAAAACGGAAATAAAATAAAAACATGGAAAATCAGCGCCTTGATTGAGGACGCGAAAGAACCTTCCAACGGAGATTGTTCCCTGATTTACGAAGAAAAGGAAGACGGCGGGAACTCCGAAGGAAATCAGGAAGGAAATCAGGAAGGAAATCAGGAAGGAAATCAGGAAGGAAATCAGGAAGGAAATCAGGGAGGAAATCAGGGAGGAAATCAGGGAGGGCAAGGCGAAAACAAGGGAGAACCTTACAAGCTGAAACTGTTATGTTCTTCAGACGGCTCGGTCAACATTAAGGATGAAGAAGGAAAACTGTCTTTGTCCGCCCAAAAAGTGGAACCTGGGGATGGCCTGGAATGGAAAAAGGACAAGGATCAGAACGGGAATGACATTGATACGCAGATTTTACAGATCAGGATTGATTCAACGGCGGTAGATTCACCCAAGCCGGGGGAATGGCCTGTAAAGTTGTCCGTCTCTCCTGAGGGATTGAAAGGGGAACTTGATTTAACGGTAGATACTGCGGTTCATGAATTGGGTGGAGGGGCGTCCGTGGGATTGTCCAATGCCACGGCGGGGGTATTGTCCCTTGTGGTCACTCCTGGGAACGCCGCGGAAGAATTGAGCTTTCGCGCCCCACTGCGGAAAAATGGGAAGTATGTTGTGCTTGATTATGTCAAGGATCCTCACACCCTGCCGGACGGCACGACTATTGCCTTGTATGACCGGAATGGACA